TCGGGTAACCTTATCCGAAATGACGGTTTATGAATTAGCCACTGGCCGAGCATTAGAGATATTGGACGACCGCGATTTCCGAGGATCTAAGCAGCAAAGATATCATCAGGTAATCGAGCGAAAAGCATCCGAAATGGCTAAGGATATCGAGGCATACGAAAAGCTATTAGCCGAGACTGACGATCCAAAGGAGAAGGCGGGAATTGAAAAAACTCTGAATGACCTCAGGCGTCAGCTTAAAGGATTGATCTTTGACTACGATGAAATCGGAGCATTTCAGGGAGAAGAAACTGGTGGAGCATTTGCCAAGATTCACGGCGGAAAGGTTTGGACTGAAACTCTAACTGAATTCATGTTCTACCGCGAAAAAGCAGATGCCGTTCAAACAATTTTAGATATCTGGGAAGATGACATTGCAAATGACCGCGGCCCAGGAATGGGTAGGAAAACAAAGGAGCGTAAGAATGCACCTGAGCAGGGAGCAATTGATTCTTGGTTAGTTTATCAGGCATTAAAAAGATCTCCCGATGTAACCCGCGAACAAATCGAAGAAGCTCTTGCCGAGTTCAGAAAGAAAGCAGAAGAAGCTAAGGGTAAGTTCGAAGAATCCTATGCGGAAAAAGCAGCAGAAGAAGAGACTCAGGCTGCAAAAGCATGGGGTACTGAGACAGTTGCTCCAGATGATTATGTATTCTTCGGCCCAGGAGAGAAAGCAACTTCCAAGGTAAAAGAAACATCAGCCCATGGATCATTTGCCCGTGGAGCTGTGGACGAAGGCATTCCCGTTCTGTCCATGTTCGGTAAGGGTAGGGCGGATAACTTCAATCCCGAGAAAACAACCTTTGGAACAGGGTCTGGATCGGAGCAGGCGAATATTGGATTGGCTGCTGACCTTGATCGTAAAGTCAATGAACAGATCCAGAAGAAGCTCAGGAATTTACTGAACCGTAAAGAATCTCAGAATATAGAAGCATTTGAAATTACAAAGCCCGACGGTAAAACCGCGAAGGTCAAAAGAGTTAACGGTACATGGAAAAAAGGTAATAATCACAAACTTCCAAAAGACCTCCAGAAGATTGCAGAAGACACCTATATTAACTCACGGATTGATGTAATTGATTCGGTTAATAAAGACATTGAGAACATGGATGCCAATGCGATTGCGGGTGTATCTTCCGGTGCTCATGTCAGTGCTGTTCAACTGGTAGAGTTTTTAATTGCGCAAGTAAAGAAGAAGGGCGGAGGAAAAGACGCACTCAAAAATGTGATGAAGTCTTTGGAGTACAACCCATCATCTCAAACTTCTGATGGGATCGTACAACAACTTCCCGGTGGCCCAGCTGGTGGATTGCTACCTTATGTATGGTTCGAATTTATTACCGCCTTGCATAAGAAACTGAAGATTAAAACTGAGCTCAAATTAACCGAAGCAAGCGACCCATCAAAATCAGGCTGGAAAAATATTGCCGATGAAATGATCCGCACGGTCAGCGTAAATGAGAAAGGTGAACAAGTTGATCCAAGCAAGCTTACCAAAGAAGAAAAGAAAAAGGTAAGACAGATAAGAATTTCCGAAAAGAACGATTTATATAAAGACGGAATTCCTGACATGGATGCTATGGTTGAAATGGTTAAACCAATCATTCAAGCAGTATACAATTCTGGCAGGCTGAGATTAAACCCAGGCCGTGGATTTGATGAGACTGAATCAAATGCCAATTCAGCCAACGCATCTAATATTCTTCAGCGCGACCCCCTGCTCCACGAAAACCCACTTGATTCAGTCCTCGGATATGAGGAAGCACCCGAAGGATCTTTCGATAATGCCGAGACCGATTCCGCAACCAATAAGGATCAGGCAAAGCAGACCGCGGATGATCTTGAGCCCGAAGCAATTGGTAATCTAAGAGAATTTGAGAAAGAAGAGCTCGAATCAGGAGTTCAAAGCACCGAGCTCAGTGAGGAGCAGTTAGATAGGTTTGATGATATTAATAAAAGACTTACCCGTATAAGAACAAAACGAGGAGTCAGTTTTGAAAAGGTATTTAAAGAATTTAAAGAAGAACCCACATTCTGGGAGGTTTATGGATTACCCGCTCCAACTAAGCCGTATCCAAAATGGTTAAAAACAATTAAGGATCATCCTAAATTCCCAGAGTTTAAGAGAATAATTCTCGACCCAGATTCTAATCCCGAAGGCCCAGGGCCGAAGGGCGGAGGTAAAAATCAAAAGCAGTTCTTATTTGAAAACATGCTAAAAAACCGAGGCGACCTTTCCTACGGGCTCGGCTCAAGCTACTCACTATCATCGGGAGTTTCTACAGACGCATTGAAGACTTCTACAGTTCTTACCCGCATGGCAAATAAGGTCGGGTTAGATGATGAGGGTAAGAAAGCATTGAAGGATTATTTTGCCAAGAAGAAGGATGATTTAAAATCCGGAGATATTATCAGTTCATTTGTAGATCAGTCCAGAGCGGGTACTAAATTTATTAGCGACGCGCTTCGCAATATGGGAATAGAGGATCAGGCATTACTAGACCAGTTAGATGTCCGCGGTCTTTGGCATCAATACTATGGTAAAACGGATGAGCAAGTAAAACAGGCAGAAATGCGTTTTATCGAGCCTATTATGGATGCGCTAAGTGACCACGGAATTTCTCAGGAAGAATTTGGCGAGTACTTAATTGCTCGTATGGCACCGAGTAGAAACATCCATCTCAAGAAGATGTACACCGAGATGATGAATGAATTAGATGACGGTGATAAGAAGAACAGTTTAAAAGAAATGCTTGAAAAGCGTGGGGATAATTTAAGCGGAGTTGCTACGGACATTGCAATCCAAGTGGTTAAGAAAATGGAAGCTGAACCGGCATTTCTTAATTTTTTACAGGATAGCAGAGAACCTCTTCAAAAATTCTATGACATGAATCGTGAAGGATTAGATCATAGGGCGGAGTCAGGGCTAATTCAAGGCCCCGGAGCAGCAACGGAAGCTCTAGAAGACGGCACAGCCTCCGGTTCTATCGACGAAGTAAAAGCAATGGTTCAGGCCAGTTCGTTTTTTAATTGGACAAAGGATGGAGGTTCTAAATTCAGCTATAAGTTTGCCGGGAAAGACAGCAATTATTCATACGCACCGATGCAGGGCTTCGAGGGAGGAACTGATACTCTGTATGAAAAAGAAGAAGCTTATGGAGTTGTGGGAAAATCAAGCTCGTCATCCGGTCGTGCATGGGATCAGCCAAAAAATAAATTTCTATTCAAGGGAGCGTTTGGAAGAGAAGAAGATTCTGTCGGGCCGAATCCAGAAACGGTATTTGCTGTTGCTAGACAGCAGTATTTTGAAGGAGGAGTTCGAGGAGCCAAGAATGAAGTGTCTAATTCATTTGGAGCAGCCTTTGAACTGTTCCGAGCAGTAGCATATCACGGAACAGAAATCACCAAGGGTGAACCTCTTGCACCTCTACCGCCCGCTGTTTTAGAACGGATTGAAAAAGACCCAAGCATTATAGAAACCGCCCGCGAAATGTTTGAGGGTAAGGATGCAATCTTTGAGAAAGATTTTAAACAAATCGACATTAAAAAAGACTACGAGATTGTAGAAAAAGATATTCTTGTGGACGGTGAAAAGGTTGAAGGTCTAAGAATGGTCACCCGGGAAATAAGCACCGAGTTTCAAAATGACCCATATGTTTTTGTATACCGTAAAAACGGTGTCCCGTACTATGTACAGTTTAAGAAGGATGCGAATGGTGGCCGGGTTGCTCGTTCCATTAAGAATCTTAGATACGAAGCGCTTCCTACATTTTTAAAAGGTGTTAATAGTGTCACGCGATTTATGGCGAGTATGTTCACCTCAAGAAATCCCGCTTTCATAATACCCAATTTTATTCGAGATCTTGGTACTGCATTTATTCACTTATCCGAGGACGACAAAAAGAAATTTGTTAAAGCTACATTCGGCCGGAAGCGGTTATATGGTTTCTTAGTTGAAACAATGAAGGTTGAAAGAAAAGCGTATAAGGGAGAAATGATACAGCTTGACCCCCAAGGCTTATCAAGAGAAGAGTACGCTAAAAAACTAATCAGCGAAGGAGACTACCAAAGAGTTTATCAATTAGCAAAAGAAGCTGGTGCAAAGGTCGGATATTTCCGAGCTAAGTCAGTTCCCGAGCTTCTTGATGATATGGAGAAGTACGACACCAAGTCCAAAAAGGGTATGCGTGGAGCATGGAATTCTTTTGTTAATTTGCTCGATGTCACAAATACCGGAGTTGAGAATTCAATCCGTATGTCTGCATTCGCATCTGCTGTGGAAGCGGGATATACCGTACATCAGGCAGCGACTATATCCAGGAATGTAACGGTTGATTTCAATCAAAAAGGTGAAATGACCCAGACCATGGGTTCATTATTTGTGTTCTTTGGTGCATCCATGAATTCGATGCATCGAATGATGTCCACATTTAAAAAGCGCAGTCCAGCAGAGCGTAAAAAATTAATTCTCACAATCGCGGGTGCGTCTTTCGGTCTCAGTCTATTCAACCGAATTATGGATGACGACGAGGACGAGCCTATTCCAGATTACGATACAATTTCATCCTATCGCAGGGACACCATGGCAATCATTGGAGATCCAAGAGATAAGAATACCGGATATGTCGGAATACCTCTCCCTCTTGGTTATAACATGTTCTGGGCTTTAGGACAGACAGCTGGGGACTTCGTTGCAAAAACAGTTATGGGACGTGGTGGAGCGGGAGCAGTTGATTTCTTAACTAGAAATTTAAACGCTACTTTAAATGCCTTTAATCCAATTGGTGGTTCAACATTAGCAACCGCAATGATCCCAACCGTGGGAAAACCGGTAGCCGAATTATGGGCAAATCAAAACTTTATGGATATGCCTATCCGCAATGAAGACCGTCCATATGAAGCACCTAAGCCTGCACATATGATGGATCCGAAAAGAACTCAGGAGCATTGGACGGCACTTTCAGAAGGACTTAATAATCTACTTGGCGGTAGTGATGAAGTAAAAGGTTCAGTCGGTGGATTATTTGGAGGCAGCCCATTAAATAGTTTAGAAGGCACCGATATGAAATTTGATATTTCAGGTAGTCAAATGGAGCACTTACTTCTCGGGTATGCTGGTGGTCCGGGGCAGATTGCGAATGCGATGTTTGGCGGTCTATTATTCCCCGCAATGTCTGCTGAAAAGGATTACGGTAAATTTGATCCGAATAAGATGCCTATCGCAAATCGCTTCTACCGATCCACGACCCACGGCTCGCGAGTTAAGAACTTATACTACCAAGTTCGGGAAGCGAACAAGATCGCAGATCGTGCGATTAAAGCAGCTAAGATCGCCGGTCCAAAAGAATTTAATGAAGCTCAGAAAAACTTAAAAGGATTGTTAGCCCTATCAAGCAATATAAAATATGCCGATGCCTTTAAGAAAAAGGTAGCAGCTCAAAAGTCGAAGGTCGAAGTCTCAAAAAGCTTAACCCAGGATCAAAAATTGCAACGCATTGCACAACTCGAACAGCGTGAACATGATGCATATGTTAAGGTCATCAAGAAAGCACAGTCGCTTGGAATTTCATGAAACAAACAAATTTACGACTTACAAAAAAACAGGAGGAGAAACTTGTAAAATACGCACTAGAGCGTGTTGAGCAGTTAAAAGAGGATAATAGGGAACGCATTGAGAACGATAAGATTTCGTGGAAAATGTATCACAACGATCGTACAGATCGGGTAGGGTACGACGGAATATTTAGTCACTCTAATTTGTCGGTTCCTATGACCAGCTTAGTGGTGGACCACTTCATGGCTCGCGCTGAAGATGAGATCACAGGTACTTCTCCATACTTTAAATTCGAAGCTCAGGGAGCAGGCGATATCGATATGGCGGAGACCTACGATAAATACTTTAATTGGAAGATTGAGGATCAGGCAAATACCAGAGAGAGACTCGAAGAATCTTACCTCCATTTATTTATCCAACGGGCTTTAGTCCTGAAAGCGGTATACGAAGAAGATGTTTCCACTTGGTACGATTACGAAAGAAATGGACTCTTTAATTTACAGACTCAGGAATTTGAACAGATCCCAGGACAAGGACCAATAATCGAAGGCGAAGACCAGTTCATTCCAGAAATGAACCCAATGACCGGAGACTCAGAACTTCGACTTGCATCTGATCCCAGTTTCGTAATGACTCCGGGTGTACACGAATTCCAACCACTTCCGGAAGGAGTCCCCACTCAAATGGTAAAGTACAAAGGTCCAAGGTCGGAGGTCGTCGACTCAGATCGTTTCTTATGTCCTAGCCATGCAGAATCTGTACAGGATGCAGATATCATTGTGGAAATGTATGACAAAGATTTGAATTGGGCTAAGGAAATGTTCCTTGAGCGTGAATGGTTAAGCTTTGGAGATTTTTATAATTTATTAAATAAAGACGCTAATCCAAGAAGTCCGATTGAAAAGAATGAGGAAAGAACGGAGAACTTAGATTTCGATTCAGAAGAAAATCCAAGCATGCAAGTACTTGAATGTTGGATGAAAAGAGATGTACTTGGAACCGGAAGCCCTCAGGAATTTTGCATATTCATAGATCCAGAAACTGAAAAACCGATCTTCTATGAATTCGTGGCAAAACTGACTCCCGATAATCATGTCCCCTATACCGTGGTATCGATTGGAAAAGAGCGTAATAAATGGTGTGGTCAAAGTCTCCCCGAGCGAATCAGATCTTTTCAGGAATATGTAGATAAACAATTTAATTCTCAAAGCTATAGGAATGAACTTGCTGCGAACCCGATCATAGGTGTCAACCCGCAGGCCGTAGAAGATGAGCCGGAGGATGTAGAATTGCACGCTGGTAAGATATTTGAATTGAAGGATCAATATACCATTGATGACTTTATAAACTTTGCCGCTGTCCCCAATGTCGATGTTCGAACCCAGGATCTAATTGATTTTGTATTTGGAATTGTCCAGCTATGGCTTGGGGTTTCCAACATGGCACAGGGAGATTTTCAGGCTTTGGCTCCGGCTAATACAGCAACAGGCGTAGAAGCAACCCTTCGCGAAGCTTCGAAGATTGGTCGTCGATGGATGCGTAGAATTGTCCGTGGATTTGAGGATCACTTGACTAAGCTTGTACAAGTTTCCATGGCCACCATTGATGAAGAAGAAGTCTTTGAATACATGGAAGGCGATGTCCGTGCATTTGGTGTTATGTCTCCTGATGCGATTAAGGACATTGGAATCAATGTTCGAGTCATACTGTCTCAGGACCAAGGACAGCGAGCGATAGAGAAAGCGAATTTAGCATTGCAGACCCAGGATCGATACTTCCAATCACCTCCGGAGATGCGTCCATTCATCCGTCCTATGCTCAAGCGTATTCTTGATGCCATGGGATTTGAAAAGACTGATGAATTGCTACCACCTGAAGCACCGGCCGATCCAAAGAGTGAAGCTGAGATTGCTAAGATGTTGGGTGACAACGCTGCATCACAGGGTGAAAGTCCCGAGCCAACCGATGGCGTTCAAGCGGCTACTGCTGGTATGGGTAATAGTAACCCACAAGGCATGAACCAATACCAAGGATAATTTATGAAAAAGTACACTCACGCAAAAGAAAACACTAAAGAACTCCGGTTGGAGCAGAAACGAGCGCTAGATATTAGAAAGATCGATAATCAAACAACCGTGGAGCGTCAACTAGGACACTTCCATCCAAAATTTGGATCATCTCTTGGCACTGGTTACGACGGAACAACGGGCGTTGTTCAGAAAACAAATCGAGCAGGCTCTGTCGGTTCCGCCCCTAAAGCTGCTGAAGTGACATACGAATGGAGCTTTTCTTTTGTCGGAGGCGCTAGCCTTAGGCTCTCTTACATCAGTAAAGTGAGTGGAGTTATATCTTACACACCTATTACGGATAAAGGAAATCACACATTTGATGTGGCTTCTACAAACGCGGGTGCGCCTTCAAGCGTTGCATTCTGGATAGATGAAGCTGCGGATGTACCAGTATCAGACAACTACAGAGTATATTGCGGTTTAGTACCATTCTACAGCACAGATGGAGGTACCACGGGTATAAACTTTGTCACCTTAGACACCGATTCAAATACCAACGAGTTAATTACTGCGGATGTCACTAGCAGTCTTGACAACGCTAAAATCGCTTGGATGGACAATCTTTTCGCTGGGGATACGTCCGTAAATATTTTCTAGAACTAATTTGCATGACCGACCTAGTAGTCTTCGATCAACTCGCGGACATAAAAAAACTGACTACCGATGAATCTTTTATCCATCTGGAAAAACGCTTTCAAAAAGAGCGCGCTCGTTATCTATCAAAGATGCTTGACCGTGATACAACGCCTGAAGAAACACTGGCCATCAAGGCTGTCGTTAACGCGCTTGAAGGCTTATCGCCAATGGCTCTTGCGGAAAAAGTTCTTAAGATCGAAGTAAAAAATCGAAAGGTTTCTCATCCGGAAATGTTTAAGATTAAAAGAAACACAACCGCTTGATAAGGTATTATAAAGAACTGATAATATAGACATGGCAAATATAAATATATCCTGGACGACCATCCCAGCCGACACTTCTGATATAGAAACTTATGAAGTATATGTCTGCGATGCGACTGCTAACGGCCATTTCACTACCGCAGCTCAGCTTCAAACTAAGCTCGACGCTATTCAAGGAGGCGCTACCGCAGGTGCTCAAGGCTTGGAACTTGTAGAGAGTATCACAGATCTTACGGCATTATCCACAAGCTCACCTAAACCGTTGACCACTGGATCTTACCACTTCGGTATCGCAGCAAAAAACCAAGGTGGGTTTAAAGTTCTAAACGACACCTCGGTTACTGCTCTTGCGGTAGCCTAAGACCTTAGACCTATGCCCGTCGCTTCCAGATGGGGGTCAGATGTAAAAACTGTATCCCGAATTGATTGGACTTGCGATTCCAATAATACGAAACCGCGTCCGTTAAACCACGCGTGCCACTCATCAGGAACTGCATGCCCACCAATTAGCGGGCCGAGTAATATATCCGCAAGCATAGCGATACCCGCATCCGGACCTAGCGGAATAAGCGCAAGCGAAGTATCGGCAGCACCGCCAGCCAGCGGCCCGACGGGAATATCCGCAGCGATCGCTCAATTTAATATCGCACCTTTAGAAGCGAGTCAGGATAGCTTTGTAAGATCCGCACCGGTCGGGAATGACAATATTAAATTCGCAGAAGATGTTGATCATATATTTATAAACGACGGAACTGATTGGCACCGCTTTAACGAGGAATAGGAACGATGGGCGATATATCAGTACATAATAGCGCTGGTGCAAATGATAACCCAAATACGGTAACTAGTGTAAATGCGAATGTGGGTCGAGTAGTCGATCTATTCATGACAAAAGAAGAGGCTGCGATTATTCAAAGTCAGGTAAATGCAAATACAGAAAATGTAACCGAAGTTGTTGAAAATGCACCGGTCAGTTTAAATACCTTTAAGGAACTCTCTGATAATCTACAGGTTAGTGATTTTCTTGCCGCATTGGGCGACGATTAAAGTTTTACACCGCAACCGATTGAAGACCTTGTTGTTTTATAGGATTATCAGACCTGAACTTCACCCGCTCTAACACAATTTTTTTATGGCTAATATTCTATCTCAAATCGGTGGCGCAGTTAATGTTAAACTCGCAGAAAAACTTAATCTCGCTGGAGGTACAATAACGGGAGAACTCGTTGTTCCCGCACCAACCGCAGAAACTCAGGTCGCGCAAAAAGCGCAGATTTCTGCATTGGAAGCACAGATTGGAAGCTATGGAAATTTCGTAGCGACCATAGCAGATGTCACCGTTTCAGTTAGTGATACCGCGGCTAATATATTCGCCATAGCCGATCCGGCCAATGGAACAGTTGCAGTTGCGACTGACACCAATGCAATTTATGTCGCGGACGGAGGAACATTTTCCATAAGCGATATCGATAATGTAAATGCGGCTGTAATAACTGCACTCGCAGAATACAATGCATCGGGAGATACCGAAGCAAACATCCGATTGAGGACTGGGGATGCTACCGGTACTATCATGTTCGGAACTGATACCTACGATCTCTACATCTTCGACGGGACCGATTGGCAAACCTATAACAACGACGCATAATGAGCGATTTAAACGTATATACAACTTCTCAAATTAACGCACTGACCCCGATCACTGGGGATATGGTTGTTGATTCCGATCTTAACGCAGTAAAACTTTATGACGGAGCCGCATGGAGAACCTGGAATTCAGATTCGGTCGCGGGAGGATTCGAAAACCGCTGGGGCGCGAGCTTTGATGGTACGGATGATTATATCCAACTGCCTAATGGCGTTCTAACTGCACTTTCAGGTACTGCCTACACGATAAGTGCGTGGTTCAATTTAGATATTGTAGGGAATTATCAAATGATTTTTTCTGCTAGTAGTAATTTGCAAATATACTTTAGACCTAGAGTTACACAGGTAGGACTAGAACTTTACGTTAATGGAGCGACTAGGATATCCCAGTTTTCTACATATAGTAATGTGGGTTCATGGGTACATGGTTGTATTTCAGTCGATACTACAGGCACAAGTACAATGTACATTAATGGTTCTTTAAATACTTCAAGTATTAGTGTACCTCAAGCTACCAGCATCTCAAACCCTGTAATAGGGTCTTTTAATGGAGCGAGTCTTTTTTTGAATGGGTATGTGGACGATTTTGCTATTTTCAACTCAGCACTAGATCAAACCGCAGTCACGGCATTATACGGAGCTGCTCCAAATGCAGGCATTCCTTCAGAGGTTACCGGAGCAATCGGATACTGGAGAATGGGAGATGATTCAAATGATTCAGCAACCTCAGGCGGATCCATCGCAACTATAACCGATTCAAGCGGAAATGGAAATGATGCAACCCAGAGCACTGCAAGCGCGCAGCCTACATTCTCTGACCTAACCGGCGAAACAATCTACGTATAATTAAAATATCATGGCAACTATAGACACAATCGCAGACAGAAGCACCGGATCCGCAATCGCGGGCAAAGCATATTTTGAAACCTCGACGAATAAATTCATCGTCTATAATGGCAGCGCATGGATCGAGATCGATAGCGATGGCACCGGCGCGGCAAGATATGATCTTGATTTAAATTACTCACTCGACACTAGTTCGGCACCGCTATTACATTTGGATGCATCTGATCTATCTCTTTCTGATGGAGACTCTGTAACTACTTGGTCTGATAAAAGTGGTAACGGTTATAACTTTTCAGGTACAGGTGCTACCGCACCGATATTTAAAACATCGGGAAGACTTGGCCACAATACAGTGTTGTTTGACGGCACTGATGACTTCATGACTAACGGCAGTGTTCTTGGTCAATTTACAGATCAAAATGCTACTTTAATCGCAGTTTTCAATCAGTATGATACCGATTCTCAAGTTGATTTGTTTGACACTGGTGCTTTTGCAGGTGGAGATAGGTTATCGCCGGATTACAGCAGTGCGTTCTTATCTGCAAGAATTAACTCAGTATCCGAGACTTTTACTAAGCCGCTTTTTGGTAACAATATATTCGGTTTAAGAGTCGATTCATCATCGCCGAGCTATGAGCTCTTTTACAACAAAGCAAGTCAGTATCAAGTAGGATCTTATAGTTTTGGGGTAGCATCTACCATGTCAATAGGTGGGGGTAATACTAGCTATAAGTTCAACGGTGAGATTTCTGAAATATTACTTTTTAATCAGGCATTATCTGATGACGAGTGGAACACAATTCACTCGTATCTGGCTGATAAATATTCGGCGTCCAGTAAGACTGTCTTGTCAGGTAGCTATGCTCTTGACAGTACATATTCTGTAGCTGCATCCCCTACATTTCACTTTTCACCTGAGGCAGAATACTTACTCAAACCCGACAGAACACAAGCATCGGCTAATGATGACGAAGTTGTCGCGTGGAGAGATAAGTCGAGAGGTTTGCAGTTATCTAGTGTAGATTCGACCTTAAACCCAATTCTAAAAACTAACCACATTAACGGAAATAACGCCCTCTATTTTAACGGGGATGTTTTAGCCGCTTCGGCTACTACAATGTTAAATAATTACGACGGTTCGGGTACTTTGATCTTTGCTTTTAATGCAAACGGAGACAGCAGCACCGAACCGATCGCATTTCCTAATAGCGGCTCTGCTAGGCTAATTAACGACGCTTCCAATGGTTATATGAGCACACTAAGGCTCGGCAGATTGTCTAATCAGCCTCACGGTGTCGATATAAACAACCCCCACATATCAACGGTTACACAGAGTATATCTTCGAACTATTATAAAATATTTGGTAACGGTGGATCACCCGTAACTAACACAACAGCCTCAAACCCAAACTATTCAAGTTTAGTCGGCACCAAGGATTTACTAGTAGGAGCGAATACCCTTACGGCCGACTACCCACTTAACGGTTATGTCTACGAAATCTTATTCTTTGATTCCGCACTTTCTGATGCAGATTTAAATGCAGTTGGAAACTACCTCGGAGCAAAGTACGGAATTAGTTATACCGCCATATAGGTCGTGGTACTAAGGATTGAGGTTATTAGAGAGTGGGAGACGACGACAGCTTAACCGATGGACAGACCGGAATATCTCAAATTACAGATGCATCCGGAAATGGAAATCATGCAACGCAAGCAACCGCAGCAAATCAGCCAACCGCTAGCATTGATCCTGTAATCTACGTATAAATCTTAACATCAATTCTAACCTTACATACTATGGCACATAAATATAAATTATTTAACACTCCTGAGGAGTTTGACGCAAAAGAAGCAGAGATGAGAACTCTCTTAGCTATCCCTGACAGCAAGGGAACAACTGGATATGCAGATTCCCGTATGATTGATAATCCCGATCATGCTGATTATGGAATGTTCATCTTCCCGGTTGTAACCGAAGGAAAATGGAAATGCGATCAGCACTTCAGCGCTGACGAGCTTGTCGATGGTGATTCTTCCTGGGCGAAGCCTTTAGAAGAATTGGCATAGTTCTTACTCCTACGCGGGGGTTGTATTAACTACGACCCAAGAACCTGAGCCTAAGTGCATATACAATTTATCAGTATCTGTACCTAGTGCCATGGATCCTTTAGGATCTCCGCTCCTACCTTTAATTTGGGCCTCGGTATCGATTATTCGAACGAGGCCCTTTTTACTTTCGATTATTAGCCGAACGGCTGTTCCGATTTCTGCTACTAAACTCATTCGAAAGAGACCCCCAAACTCTCTTCCACATCCTCCGCATTATACCGGATGACTCGTGCGTTAATTTCTTTTCTTTCCCAATTCCATTGTTTCGCCCATCGACGAACGGTACCGGGAGAGACATCCATCCTTTCACGAATAATTCGTGGCGAAAGATAACGATTTTTTGTTACGCCCATATTCGTTTATATACGCTTATAACCGTACTACGCGACCGGATGTAAAGCGCGGGCAACCGATTGAGGAATCGACCACAATCTGGGATTATGAGTACCGGAAAGAGGCACATACGCTTCGTTCTTTATGATTAATCTAAACCCACAAAATACTTAGTTACTATGTCTAATATTCTCCAACAAATCGGTGCCGCTGTTAAAGGTAAAGTCGATGGTGTACAAGCCAACGTCGCTGCTGAAGAAACCGCTCGTATCGCCGCAATCACTGCTGAAGCATCTACCGCTAGAGCAGCTGAATCCGCTAACGCTACTGCAATAAGCAGTGAAGCATCTACCGCAAGAGCTGCTGAAGCCGTTCTTACTACTGCTGTTTCTGACGAAGAAACTGCTCGCATTGCTGCTGTTACTGCTGAAGCAAGCTCAAGAGCTTCTGCTGATACCAGTCTACAAAGCAACATCGATAGCGAAGCTACAACTGCAAGAGCTGCTGAAGCTGTTCTTACTACCGCTGTTTCTGACGAAGAAACTCGTGCAACTGCTGCTGAAGGTGTTCTTACTACCGCTGTTTCTGCTGAAGAAACTGCTCGTATCGCTGCTGTTTCTGCTGAAGCTAGTTCAAGATCATCCGCTGATACCGCTCTCCAAGGCGAAATCGACGCAGAAGAAGTTCGCGCTGCTGCTGCTGAAGGTGTTCTTACCACTAACCTCGCAACTGAAGTTTCCGATCGCCAAACTGCTGTTTCTGCTGAAGCAACAACTCGTGCGGCTGCGGTTACTAATCTTGACACTGTTAAAGCAAACCTCGCAGGAGCTGCTTTCACCGGTGCTGTTTCTGGTACAGACTTAACTCTTAGCGGAAATCTTACCGTTACTGGTACAACCACCAGCATTGAAACTGTTAACTCCCAAGTTAAAGATTCAATCATGCTTCTCAATGACGGAGCAGCTGGCAGTTCGAACAACGCAAATGACGTTGGACTTATCATGGAACGTGGATCGAGCGAAGATAACGTTGCATTGGTATTCGACGAAGGTGAAGACAAGTTCTGCATGTACAAGACCTCAGCTGCTGCAGATGCAATTGATATTACTGATGCTGATTCATCAGCAACTCTTCTTCCAGTTAAGGTTTCTGATGTATACTTAGGAGCCGACAACCTCGGTTCTTACTCCGATTTCAGCTTAGCATTAGGATAAGCCTAATTTAGCTTACTAATTCTCCTAAGGGGTCGGAGGTCTAATCCTTCGACCCCTTTTTTTCCAATGAAAGTCGCGCTACTTACTGCCTTACTATTAAGCCTTTCATCGTGTTCGATGAGATCGTTAGTCACCCCGGCCGCGACAATTTCAGGTGCAGCCCTCGGAGCTATAGGTGGCCCAGGTGGCGCAGCCCTTGGTGCGGGTACCGGATATGCCGCGGGGCGCATATATGAACTAGATGACGAGAAAAAAGAACTTGTCAATTCCATCACAAAAGGTGATGTCGACGCGATTTTAAATGCCGGGCTTGAACAACACAAGTCGGGATTCGACGAATTTACTGATTCCATAAAAAACATACTGAAAATTGCAGGTTCTGTACTCATAGCCTACCT